GGCCCGTCCTATGCCGAGGGCGGCTATCACGAAAAAATCGCCGAGCAGATGCGGCAACTGGCATGAAACCGGGGCAACCAAGAAGGAACGACCAATGACTCGAACCAAGTCCGGCCTGACGCCGAGCCAGCAGCATTCCCCGGCGGATTTGAAGGCCGTCGCCGAACTGCTTTCCGACGAAGCCCGCAAGCTGTTGTGGCGGCTCAGCGAGCGCTACGAAACCGCGCTCACCCTCCCCGCCGACCAAGGCCCGTATGACGAACTCTATGCCGAGGACTTGGCCGACCTTGGCCCCGCCGGTGCGCGGCTCAGCGAAACCGGCAAGATGCTCAACGACTTTCTCGGGCCATACCGCGAGGGCAAGGAAGATTCGCTGGTGCCGAACCTGAAACCGCCAGCCGACGCGACGGTGGCGCAAGCCCAAATCCGCGCGGCGACCGAGGCGGAGCACGCCGCCGCTGAAAAGGCGGCGCGCAAGTCGCCGTGACCCCGGCGGGGGGAGGCGGCCTTGACCTACCCTAAGACACAGGCGGTCAAGATGCGCGATGAGGTGATTTGCGACCTTCTCGAACGGCTGTGCCGCGTGCGCCCGCTGGACGATGAGGAAACCGCGCTGCTTGCCAAGACCGTGCTCCGGCTCGGCATCCGCCAAGGCCATTGGCGGTGGACGCGCAACGAAGACAAGGCGGTGCAACGGCTGATCGCCCGGCGGATGATAAGCGGGCCGTCGCAGCCGTTCATCTACAATGACGAAGTGCGCTTGCTCGCGGCCCGGCTCGGGCGGTCCTACATGGCCGTGCACCGGCGCATGGAACGGCTGCGCCGGAGGCGCGGGATTCCGCCGCTCAAATTGTTCAAACGCGAGGCTTATGCGGTGCCCCTACAATGCGGGGCATGGACAAGGACCGGAAACCCAATGACGCCGTAAAGTTGGCGACGGTGGACGGGAAGCCTGCAACCACAGGTGAAGGCGTTCCTCTAGAGCCTCCCGCCCGCCGCCGCCGAACGCACCGCCGCCCGCGACCGCGCGGCTGGCAGCCAACCGATACCGAGCGCCGCTTGGTCGAGACGTGCATCGCGGCGGGTATGAGCATCGACCAGGTTTGCGCGATTGTCGGCAAATGCCACCAAACGCTGATGCGCCATTGCCGCGCCGAAGCCGAGAACGGCGCGGCCCGCTGCAATGCGATGGTTGTCGGCAAGCTGTTCGAAAAGTGCCTCGCGGGCGACACCATCGCGCTCCTGTTCTGGTGCAAGGCGCGGCTCGGCTGGCAGGAGCGCCAGCGCGTCGAGCATTCCGGCGTCGGCGGCGGGCCGATCAAGACCGAAACCGTCGAGGCCGAGGCCAACGCCTTCACGCAGCGCATCCTCGCGATGGCCGCGCGGTTCGAAACCCCCGCGCCGCCGTCCAACGACGCCAAGCCCGCCCCGGAGAAGCCAGCGGAAGTCGAGCCGGAAGTCGAGCCGGTAGTTGTCAACAACTAAGAGGATTTTGCCATGCTCCCGTTCGTGCTGATGCTTATTGCCCTCATCCTGTTCATTCTCGCGACCTTCCCGCCCGCCGCCGCGTCGCGCTACAATCTGATCGCGGCTGGCCTGGCATTCGCCGCTGGCAGCTTTCTCGTCAGCCTGTGGCCCTAGACCTTGGAGGACGGCGGGCAGCTTAGCGCGGCACAAATCCTTGCCATGCTGCCGCCCGCCGAGCGCAAGCGCGAACTCGCCAAGCTGCCGGTCGCGGTTCGCGCCTATCTGCGCACCAACTGGCCTTATTGGTCGCGGCCTTCGCAACGCGCCCCGCCGGGCGAGTGGTCAACGTGGCTGATCCTTGCCGGTCGCGGCTTCGGCAAGACCCGCACCGGCGCGGAATGGGTGCGGGATAATGTCTGCGGCCCGACTCCCGACGCGGCGGGGCGCTATCACAACGTCGCCATTGTCGCCGAAACCGCCGCCGACGCGCGCGACGTGATGATCGAACATGGCAGCGGCTTGCTCGGCATCCATCCGCCCGAGTTCATGCCCAAATATGAGCCGTCGAAGCGCCGCCTGACATGGCCCAACGGGGCGATTGCATCGGTTTTCAACGCAACCGAGCCGGACCAGCTTCGCGGCCCCGAGCACGACCTTGCGTGGGGCGATGAACTGGCAAAATGGGCCTATGCCCGCGAGACTTGGGACCAACTGATGTTCGGGCTGCGCCAAGGCAACCCGCCGCGCTGCACGATTACCACGACGCCGCGCCCGATCCCGTTGCTGCGCGAGATTCTGGCCGACGAAACCACCGTCCTTACCAAGGGCCGGACCTTGGACAACAGCGACAATCTCGCGCCTTCGTTCATCCGCAACATCATGCGCAAATATGAGGGCACTCGCTTGGGGAGACAGGAATTGAACGCCGAACTCTTGGACGATGTGCCGGGCGCGCTGTGGACCCGCCAGGTCTTGGACGATAGCCGCGTCAAGAAAGACAAATTGCCGGACATGGCCCGCGTCGTTGTCGGGGTCGATCCTTCGGGCACCAGCGGCGATGAGGACGAAGGCGCGGACATTGGCATCATCGTCGCCGGGCGCGGCGTTGACGGGCGCGGCTATGTCTTGGGCGACTACACTTGCAAGCTGTCCCCGGACGGTTGGGGCCGCCGCGCCGTGACCGCCTATCACCAGCATTCCGCCGACCGGCTGGTGGCCGAAACCAACTACGGCGGGGCGATGGTCAAACAGGTTATCAAGACCTGTGACGGGACCGTGGCGTTCAAGGAAGTGATCGCCTCGCGGGGCAAGGTGGCGCGCGCCGAGCCGATTGCCGCGATGTTCGAACAGGGCCGCATTTCGATGGTTGGGGGGTTCCCCGAACTGGAAGACGAAATGGTTGCCATGACTTCTTCGGGCTATGTCAGCGAAGGCTCGCCCAACCGCGTGGACGCGGCGGTGTGGGCGCTCACCGAACTGATGCTGACGCACTTGGCCGCGACCGCCGACAATGACGGGCCGATCAGCATTCCCGGCTTGGTAAATGCGTTCAATCACACTATCCCGAAGGCCGGTTAAACTGTCGGCGAAACGGCTAATGTTTGATCTAGATTAAACGCGTTTGTTCCGCTAATGTGGGAAAAGTCCCTGATGCAAGGAACCGGGAACGGGCGATGGATTTTCAAGCGCGACGCGAGGCCCCCGGCGGCCAGACGACCAGCCGCCGGGGCAATCTCAAAGCGCTCAAACTGGCGCTGCGGCACCGCGACCGAAGCGAAATCTGCCAAGTCTTGCTCGCCGAAACCCGCCGCCAAGGCATCATGCGGGTGGCGAAGCTGATGCACACGACGCGCGGCTCGCTATCCGCCTCATTCGGGCCGGACGGCAACCCGACGCTGGAGCGGCTGCTAACCCTAATCGACGCGCTCGACGTGGACTTGGCGCTGGTGGAGCAATCCCATCGCGCGCGCCAGGCGGAGGGGAAATCCCAATGAATCGCTTCGATCAGACCTTACTCGACGCTTTCGAACGCGAACTGCGCTTGCAGGGCAAGAAGGTGCGCGACGTTCCCAAGCTGGCCGCGCCCCGTTTGACGGGTCGAACCCTGTTCCACCGCCTGACCGAGTTCTGCCTTGCCGTGGCTATCGCGCAAGTGTTACTTTGGGGGAATTCAGATAATCCGTGGCGGTGGCTGAATGTGCTCGGAATGTTTGCAAACGTCGCGACCATGATCTTCGCGGAAAGCCGCGCCCGCATCCTGACGCGGCAGCTAAATCGCAGCGCCGCCGAACAGATTCTACGCGATGTGAACGGGATTGACGGGTGAGTTGCGCGGCGCGAGCCTTGCCGGAACTGGCGACCCCCGAAGAACTGCTTTGGCTCGACCGCATGTGCGAAGCAAACCGCTATCTTTGCCCGCAACCGATGGGCGGCGGACGCTACGCCGTGCTTAGCCGCTTCGCCTTCACTTGCGCGATCATTACGGGCGATATTGGCGACGAATGGGGATATTCGAACCGCTGGTGCTTCGATGGCTTCGACTTGGCCGCCAAGGCGCTGTTGGATTGGCGCGAGCGGGGCTTCGAAGGCGAACCACAGGGCTGGCACCGCCACCCCGACACAGGCCGCCGCCGTCCAGACGGCGATGCGAGTAAGGAATATATCAACCTTTAGTAAACCGGGAGAAATCCGATGAATTCGAACGAACGTATCAGCGAGGCGGAACTGATCCGCCTGACTGCCGAC